CATTAAAACAGAAGCGGGTAAAACAGATTTCGATGCTTTGTTGAATTTTATTAACGTTGCTAACGGAACAACTCAGACTTGGAAAATGTCAACTGACCAAATTACTCCGGTTTCTTATTACGGAACTGCTGTACTTGCTGATTTAGAAATTACTGCTGCTGCTGGTGATGAATTTGCTACTTATAGCGGAACTTTACAAAATAGTGGTTTAATTACTGAAACTGATCCAAACGCATAATATGACAAATAAAATAAAACTAAACTTTAATGGTAAAGAATTAGAGTTCTTTTTTGGGCTATCTTTTTTAGGTGAATTTCTAAAAGAAGAAAATACAGATTTACAAGGTATTTTTGACAGTATTAATTCCGAACCTTATACATTTATTCCAAATTTGATGTATAAAAGTTATTTGCATAACAGCAAAAGACAAGGTAAAAAAGCTGATTTAAAACCGTTTGAAATGTCTGACTTAATAGAAGAAACAGGACATTTTAAAGACGGCTCAGAAAGTGCAAAATTTGTAGAGGCGTTTTTACAGTCTATAATTGACAGTTTACCTAAGACTGAAGGGGTTGAAGATAATGAAGTAAAAAAAAAATAAACTGGGAGGCTGACGTTGTTTCTGTTTGTTTAGGTGAATTTAACTGTTCTTATGAACAGTATTGCAATATGACATGGGCGGAGTTTCAACTTCGCCTTTTTGCGTACAATAGGATTCAAAAAAACCAATGGTTAAAGATAGCTGAATTATCAACAAATGTTTTGATTGCTGGATTTATTGACGGAAAGGACAAGAAAAAAAGAATAAACGAAATTAGAAAAAGTTATTTAGGAGAAGGGAAACCAAAAGGTTTAAGTGATTCACAAAGAAACGCTATTTTAAAAGCACAACAACAATATAATAACAAAGAGTAATGGCAGAGTTAAGTGTTGAAATATCCGCTAGGATTGACAAGTTACAGAAGGAATTAGCAAAGGCAAAAGGCGAATTTAATAGTTTAGAGAAATCTGCTGAAAAAACTAATAGTAAACTAGGTAAAAGTGCCTCAACATCTGCAAAAGGTATTGACAAACTAGGTAAAAGTGCTATTAGTGGAAATTCTGCAATGACAGCTTTTAGTAGAACTGTTCAAGATGCGCCTTTTGGTATAATGGGGGTTTCCAATAACATTACCAATTTAACGGAACAATTTGGATATTTAAAAAATAAAACAGGAAGCGCTAAGGGAGCTTTAAACGCAATGCTAAGAGATTTGAAAGGTTTTGGAGGGATTTCATTGGCTATTTCTGTCGCAACTTCTTTACTTTTAGTTTTTGGTGATAAAATATTTAAAACTAAAGACAAGGCAAAAGAATTAAGAGAAGAACAAGAAAAGTTAACTCAAGCATTAGATGACTATGTTAATGGTTTAGAATCTGTTAGTAGAGCAAATTTAAAAGGTGAACGAAGCGCACAAAAAGAGTTAATTACTTTAGGGTTATTGAAATCTCAAATAGAGAATACAAATTTATCGACTAATAAGCGAAAAGATGCTATTGAAGCATTAAGAAAAAAATATCCGGACTATTTAAAAAATATGTCTGATGAAAAGATATTGAACGGAGGTTTAGCAACTACATACGACACCTTAACAACATCTATAATAAAACGTGCGAAAGCTACTGCGGCGTCTAACATGATTATTAAGAATAGTGAGAAATTACTAACCTTAGAATCGATACAATTATCTAAAACAAACGAATTAGAAAATAAAAAAATAAAGTTTCAAAAAGAATTTGGTAAATCTTATGAAGATGCTTTAAAAGTTAGCGGAAGGGCTGCGACAAAATACTCGGGAGTTCAGAAAAAAGCTATTTCTGATTTAATAAAAGAAATAGAAAGCGGAAAAGGTGCAATACAAACATTAGAACTTGAAAATATTGATTTAGAGGGAAGTATTGATACAACTGAATTATTCAAAGGTTTTGATACAGGTGATAATGAATTAAAAAATGTATTTGTAGATTTTAAAGAAACATATAAAGGAGAAAAAGATAAATTTCAAGAATTAATTGAAACGGATCCAATAATATTAGCTGATTCTTCTGAATGGACATCAATTGACTGGGAGGCTTATTACAATCTAAAAGCATTTGAAGAGAAAAAACTTGAAATGAAAGCTAGATTACAACAGCTTAATTTAGATATAAATGCGTTAACTCAGAACAGTTTAGCGAGTGCATTTACTTCAATTGGTCAAAATATAGGTAGCGCATTAGCTAACGGGACTAGTGTAATTGCTGCCGTTGGAATGGGCTTATTAAGGTCAATAGGTTCTTTTTTATCTCAGCTTGGTGCAAAGTTAATTTTATACGGTGTTTTAGCAAAGAAAAAGGGGGCTTTAGATATTGCAATGGCTGCTGGGGGCCCAGCTGCTATTGTAGCGGGTGCCGCGGCTATAAAAGTCGGAATCTTGGCAGTCGCAGCGGGTGCCGCTGTTAGTGCATTTGCTTCAAGTGGTGGAAGTGCTGGAGGCGGTGGAGGTGTTTCAAATAATACAGATACATTTAGCCCAAGCGGTGGAAGTTCTTTTAGTAGCTCAAGCGGTGGCGGAATGCAAAATGTAGTTTTTGAAATACAAGGAACAAAATTAGTAGGTGTTTTAAGTAATACACTACAAAGAAATAGAAATTTAGGAGGTTCTTTATCATTAACATAAAAATATGGCATTAAAATATTATTTTGAGTTTACAGACGTTAAAAACATTTTACACAGGTGTGAAATTTATAATGATACTTTTGTAGGTGATTCAACAGAGGTTCAAGGTAGTTTATCTCTAACTAAAGCAAGTACAAAGGATACTTTAGAAGCCATAAGAGGTGGAGGGTTGCAAATAGACTTAGAGGCTAATAGTTTACTATCTTTTAATGATTTGTATTCTGAAAACGAAAGAGAATATTCTGTAAAATATTATAGAGATAGTACATTAATGTTTTACGGATGGCTTTCTCCGGAGGGTTTAATTGAAAGTTTTGTTGAAGATAAATGGATAATTTCATTAGATTGTACTGACGGATTAGGTTTTTTAAATAATTTATCTTATGTAGAAAATGCAACTGGTTTACCTTTTAGCGGTAAACAATCAGCTTTAGAAATAATAGTAAACTGTTTAAAACGTACAAATTTACAACAAAATATATATTCTAAAATAAACATATATCACGAAAACATGCTTATTGCTGACAATGTTTTAGAAAAAACTTATTTTAACGCTAACAGATTTGTTAAAGAAGATGAAGGAGATACTTACATGAATTGTGAAGAGGTTTTACGTTCTATTTTAGAGCCTTTTGGTGCATGTATTACTCAGTATATAGGATCTTGGTATATTTACAAGCCAAATGAATTATATACAAACAGTAGTTTAAATATGTTTGCTTATGATTATACCGGTTCAGCTTTATCTCCTACAAAAATAGATGTAGATTTTTCACAGTTATTGGGAAGTCAAATAAATAATTTTTATCCGCATCACGTAAATAAAAACCAACAGTTAACAGTTGATTCTTCAATAGGTGCTTATCGGATAAATTATAAATATGGGTTAGTAAAATCTTTTTTTAATAACTTGAATTTAGAAAGTGTTACCTCTCCGGCTCCTCTTTTATATATTGATGAATGGACAATTAACGACATTAATAATATTGAATTTCCTAGTGATAATTTAGGATTTATATTTGAAATGATACCTTACGCATCTCCAACACCTTCAACAACTTTAGTTTTAACTTCTGACAGTTTTAACTTTGCTCAAGATAATATTTTAAGATTTAATATAGCTTATGAATTTTACGAACAAGGAACGAGTGCTAAAACAATAGCAAACATATATTGTAAAGTTATTTTAACTGATGGTGTGGATACATATTATTTAGACAATGACGGAAACTGGAATAATTCAGATACATTTATTTCAAGGCAAATAAGTAATCAATTAAGAAATTTTGTAATACAATCTGATAAAATGCCTATAAACGGAAGTGTTAGTATTGAAATTTACAGACCAATAAGATTAAACACACAAGGAACTATTGCAAAAGCATTTATTTCTAGCTGTGGATTTGCACCAATAAACGAAGAATTAGAAGATGTAAAAGGAGAAAATCATACTTTTCAAATAATAGACAAACCTTCTACTAAAATAGAAAAAACAAAAGAAGTATTTAACGGTGATAATCCTTCAGATTCATTTGTCGGTACTATTTATGAAGAAGATCAAACAACACCAACTGAATTTTGGTATAGAAATGAACTACTTTTGAGATTTATTCCTTTATTGCAAATAATGGGAGAGGAACGCATGAAAATGTACGCAAAACCTTTAAGAGTGTTTAGTGGTGATGTATTTGGATATATTGACTATTTAAGTGTAATATCTATTGACGGTATTAATAATGTTTTATTTATGCCTATTGAATACGATTATAACGCAGAAACAAATATTACAAAGTTAAAATTAAAGCAAATATTAGATTATCCTTTAATAACATCTATTGAAAATAATATTGATTATCAATTAACATTTGACTATGGTAATGTAGTGGAACCAACAATTAAAGGGTAGATAAATAAAATCTATAATAAAGAAATAAACGATAAATTTAATTTATATTTGTATTATGTTTATAAACGGTGAAAATAGGATTTTATATATAAAATGGGATGGAGAATATTTACCGATAGGATGTTTAACAGGTGATTCTTTTAACGAAACTGTTGAAATGTTAAATACAACTACTAGAGATAACCAAGGCTGGGCAACATCAACACCAACAACACAAAGTTATAATATATCTTTTGAGGGGTTAATAATTAACACGAATTTTAACGGTGGTGATTTTACTAAAGTTTCTTATGACAGATTAAGAGAGTTAAAAAGAAATAGAACTTTAATAGAATGGAAATCTGAAGATGTTGACAAGACATTTGTTGATAGTGGAAAGGGATATATAACAGAATTATCAGATAGTTCAAGCATTGACGAATTTATAAGTTTTAACGCTTCTATTGTTGGATACGGACAGCCAAATAGTACGACGGAAATATCATTTACTTTACAAGATGGAAATGATAATATAGTTCAAGACGGAAATAATAACGATATAATAACAGGATAATGAGTACAATAAAAATAAATGAATTAGCTACAACTGACATTGCTTTAACTGATTTTATAGCTAAAGCAGATGCAAATGGCTTAATGACTAAAAACACAATAAGTAATTTAACTACATTTTTTGAAACTGTTGGAGAGGTTGGTTTTAAAGGAAATGTATTAATTGCAGACGATCCAACAGAAGATGGCTGGTATTTAGCCGGTGAAGCTGGAACATTTCCAAATATTGGTGGTTTAGTTGCATTAGGTCAAAGCGTTACTATTTTTGTTATTAGTGATAGTGATACAACTTATTCAAAAATTGACATTCCTATAACTTTACCGCTTGATAATTTACCAACTTTTGGAAGTTTAAATTCTGTAACAAGTGGAGGAGTAAAATTAGAATTATTAACTAAAGCAAACACAGAAATAGGAAAAAATAAATACAACTATCAAGATAGTTCTAATTTAACTCAATCATATTTTTCAAACTCAAGTGGTAATATAGCGACAGGAAACGCAAATACAATGATTACTCATTATATAAAGGTTAGTAATGGAGATACTTTATATTCTGATAATATGTTTGGTTCTTCAGCTTTTCATGAATTAACCGATATTTTTGCTCAAAACCCTACATATATAGCAGCAGTTTCCGGAAAAACTTTTACAGCAACTCAAGATGGTTTTGTTAGATTATCTTTAAATATTAGTTTAGCAAATTCAACAACAACGCAGATAGAGTTAGGAACTTCAGCAACTGCTATTGTTCCATTTTCAACAACTATATTAGATAGTGAAATACCTTTAAATATACCTAGATTTAGCGAAGGAACTACTATTGACGATTATAGTAAATTAGTAGAAGGTAAAAATATATTTAACTACAACGATAGTTCTAATATAACCCCTGGTTATTTTAAAAACACAAGCGGAGATATTGGTACAGGTAATGTAAACTTATTAATAACGCATTATATCCCAGTATCAAATGGTCAGAAAATTTATTCAGATAATTTATTAGATAGTAGTAACACCTATCATGAATTAACAGATACAAATAAATTAAATCCAACATATATATCCGCAACAGGTTTAAAAGTTTTTACAGCAACCCAAGACGGTTTTGTTAGATTATCTTTAAACAAAGGAAGTATTATTGAATTTAGTGATATTATGGTTGAATACGGAATTCAAGCTACTGAATTTCAACCGTATTTAAAAGGAGTTAATAAATTCTTACTTCCTCAACCAGTTTTTGACCATAGATTTTTTAATATTATAACTTGTAAAAGATACGGAACTAGTGGAGTAGATGCTGATTTTTGCGGTTTAAACGCAGTAGGTGATGCTTTAAATAGTATAACAGATGCAAGTGCTACTAATAGGTATAAAATAAAAGTTGAAGGTGTATTTTTATTCACTTTGCAAACTGAATTTGCATACAATGAACCGAGAGCAGACCAACCAACTATAATAATTGGTAAAAACTGGGTTGACATTGAAGGATTAGGAAAAGATAAAACAGTTATTGCTGTTGAGTTAGATCCTAGTCAAACTTTTACAGGAG